CTCTCCTTCAACGGAGGGATTATCTGGTTCTGAATTTGCTTCAAAATTGGTTCGTAATGGTATTGATATTTCTCCGTTACCCTTAGGACTTCTTATCCAAAATGACACTCAGAGTCTTTTAAAACTCTTTGTAACCGTTTTGGAAGCAGCATTTACTTTGGTAAGTGCGGAAGCGATAGAGAACTTATTAGAATGTATCTCCCCTTGGCTAGAGAGGATGCCCCGATTAAAGGACAGTGACTTTAGAGCCCCCCAGATCCGTGAGGACTGGTTAACTTTATTAGGATTTTACCTTGGGTATTCCTGATATAAGTTCTATTATATCAAAGGGACCCAGGGTGATTCCCTAGTAAGTCCATTGATTAAGGCATCTTTCGATTCACCTTATCAAGGGACCTCTATTGGAACTTTCCTATCGGGAATGCACATCTCTTTTTGAGAGGATATACATTCTCGCATTTTAAGTAAATCCCTTAAGAATGTAAAGAATTATATCTATGTAGTTCGTAAGTACTTTTTAAACCCCTCTTTAGTACTTACTGATACTATCAAAGATATAAAGCTCTCACATTCTTTACGTTCTATACTGAAGTATCCTAATATAGAATATTTCCTAAATATTCTCAATAGTCCGTTTATTCGGGCTTATTGAGATATTCATAGTGAATTCTATAAGGATATACTTTCAGTAGAGGCGTATAAAGGAATAGTTATCCCCATTTCTGATTCTGGAACTCTTGTGATTCCAGATCATAATGAGGTTTACAACTATTACCTTTCTAGGGATTTACTTTCTAGAAACCCCCCCTTAAGGATTGTATTACACAACCAAGACTTAATGGAAGAGATCTTATATCTAGCAATGGGTCCAAAGGCTCTTCTTATTGATTTTCGTAAATCTGAAGAGCCTTTCCCATTTGCTAGAAGATCCCTTCCCCTGAGGACTTTTACAAGTACCTTACGGGTTTTACCGTCAGTACTTGCATCTGTCCTTCAGGACCTGTCATACCTTGTTAAAAGGAATATGACTGGGAAGAAGTCTTATTTGGCTTTAAGCCGATCAGAGGTACGTAAGAAGTGGTGAAAGCGTACCTCCAAGAAAGGTTTAAAGACCAAGTCTTAAGGGATTTAGGTTTCTGGACATTAATAATATTATTACCTGGTTCTACCAGAT